TCGAGTCATTGAAAATGAGATGAAAGTCGATATTGTTTCTAAAGTTCCCCAAGCTCCTGAATGGTTATCTGAGATAGGTAAACAAGAATGGCAAAAGGTGACGAATCAATTATTTAATTTAGAAATGCTCCATCAGGTTGACTTAAAATTGATAGAAGCTTATTGTAACGAAATATCTTTATATATTGAATGTGAAATACAACTGAGGCAAGGAAATCGAATCGATGAATTTAAAAGCTCTCAAGGAGATTTGTTGAGGCGTCAAGCGAGCCCTTTGATTAAAATGAAAAACGACGCTTTAAATAATTCATTAAAACTTGCTTCACAATTTGGATTGACGCCAGTTGCAAGAGCTTCAATCTCCGCTCCAGTTACGAATAACAACACTCAAATAAATAATTATTTTGACTGATTATTATTTCGACAAAGAAGCCGCTTCAAAGGCCATTAATTTTATCGAGTTGTTTTGTAGTCATACAAAAGGGGAGCTTGCTGGCAAGCCTTTACTTTTAGAAGATTGGCAAAAGAAAATTGTCGGAGATTTATTCGGATGGAAAAACGAAGATGGTCATAGAAAATATCGGACTGCTTATATCCAAGTTCCAAGAAAGAATGGCAAGTCAACTCTTTGCGCCGCCATTGGTTTATATATGTTGTTCGCTGATGAAGAAAGAGGAAGTGAAATATACTCAGCGGCGGGCGATCGATCACAATCTGGAATTGTCCATGAGATAGCAAAGCAAATGATTAACAACAATCCAGAACTTTCAAAAAGAGCAAAGATATTTCGGAACTCAATAACGAATGAATCAAAAGGAAATTTCTATCAAGCTATTTCAAGCGACTCTAAAACAAAACATGGATTCAATGCTAACTGCGTTATCTTCGATGAATTACATACTCAGCCGAATAGAGATTTATGGGACACACTTTTGACATCAACTGGAAGCAGATTACAACCATTATGTATATCTATAACAACGGCGGGATATGATCGACAATCTATATGTTGGGAAATTTATAATTATGCAAAACAAGTTCAAGAAGGTATTATTGAAGATGAGTCTTTTTATTCTTGCATCTATGAATGTGATATTGATGACGATATAAGTGACGAAAAAAATTGGATAAAAAGCAATCCAAATTATGGAATAAGCTTAAGAAAGGAATACATGAAAAGAGAATCCCAAAGAGCAGTTGATGTTCCATCTTATCAAAACACTTTTAAAAGATTAATGTTGAACATCTGGACTGACTCTCAAACTGCATGGATAACCCATAAAGAATGGGAAGCTTGTGAAGGTGAAATTGATATGGATAAATTAAAAGGAAAAGATGTATGGTGCGGTTTAGATCTGGCGAGCACGAGGGACATCTCCGCCCTTGTTCTTTTATTTAAAGAGGATGAAAAGTTTATTGTTGTTCCTTATTTCTTTATTCCAGAAGATAACGCAAGGCAAAGAAGTGAAAGAGATAAGGTTGACTATGTGACTTGGGAAAAACAAGGATATATTAAATTCACAAATGGAGATGTTGCTGATTATAACTTTATAAAAAAAACAATCATGGACTTAGGATTGGAATATAATATCCAAGCTTTGGGATATGATCGGTGGAATGCAAGTCAGTTAGTTATCGACCTAACGAATGAAGGCGTCCCCATGTCCCCATTTGGTCAGGGGTTTCTTAGTATGTCAGCGCCAACAAAAGAATTAGAAAAGGTTATACTTGGAGAACAGATTATTCATGATGGGAATCCAGTGATGAGCTGGGCGATAAATAATGTTGCTATTCAAGAGGATCCTGCGGGGAACATCAAGCCGAATAAAGCAAAGTCAACAGAAAAGATTGATCCAGTTGTGGCCCTTATCATGAGTCTTGGAGAATATATGACTGGCGAAGATATAAATAGTGTTTACGATCAGCGAGGACTTTTAATTTTATAATGGAAGATAAAATAATATTAATTTCGGCCGATGGCTTTGTTAGAGAATTTTGGAAACGATCCAAAAAACATAAGACTTTGATTGCCGCTTATGAGGATCTGGAAAGTGACTATCAAGCAACTTTTGGGAAAAGAAGATACTCAGATTATAATTCTTTTAGAATTTGTAGAGATCGTAAAACAAAGGAAACAATGTTACATAAAAAAAGATAATTGATTTAGTATAATTGCAAAAACTTATATAGTGGGAATACTGCAATCTATCCAAAACATATTTTCAGTAAAAACAGAAAAGGAAAAAGAGCATCGGAATATTAATTATTCTATGGCGTTCGGATCTCAAACTTCTATCAATCCATCAACAGCCTTAACTTTCTCAGCGGTATGGGCAGCCATGAGATTACTTTCTGAAAGTGTTTCATCCCTTCCAATTCATGTTTGTAAAAAAGAAAATAATGGAGATATAATTGAAGTAAGCAATGACTTATCTTATTTATTAAAATATCAGCCGAATGGATATCAAAATAAAATAACTTTCATCGAAAAGATAATGATGGATTTGCTTTCTAATGGAAATTCTTATGTTCGGATTGAAAGAAATACACTTGGAAGGCCGATTGGATTATATCCAATGAACTATAATAATGTTGATGTCTATTTTAAAGATAATAAACTTTATTATTCGGATTCTCAAATGAATGGAACATTTGATTCGGAAGATGTCCTTCACTTTAAATTAATAACAAACATCAATCCACAAAATGGAAACACATCGCAAGATGGTATTGTTGGACTTTCTCCAATTACACAATGTAAAAATGCTATTGGATGGGGGATCGATGTCGAGGAATATTCGAGAACATTCTTCAAGAACGGCGCCAAAATAAGTGGGGTATTGCAAACAGATAGATCACTATCGGAACAGGCCATTGATCGTCTAAGAAATAGCTTCAATTCTAATTACTCTAAACTTTCTGGAAGCAATCAAACGGCGGTCTTAGAAGAAGGTCTTGAGTTCAAGCCTATTTCAATCCCGCCAGATCAAGCTCAATTTTTACAATCAAGACAATTTTCAGTTGAGGAAATTGCGAGGATATTTAATGTACCCCCGCATCTTTTAAAAGATCTAACAAAATCAAGCTTCAATAATATTGAAATGCAAAGTCAAGAATTTGTTACTTATTCTTTAGTTCCTTACTTGAACAAGATAGAATTAGAAATGAATTTAAAACTATTTAGAAAATCAAGTGTTGGAAAAGAATATGTTAAATTCAATACAAATGGTTTACTGAGAGGGAATGTAAAAGATAGAGCTGACTATTACAAGACGGCGATAACAAATGGATGGATGTCAATTAATGAAGTTAGAGCAAAAGAAGATTTAAATAATGTCGCTGATGGAGATAAAAATTATATTCCATTAAATATGACAACAATAGAAAAAATTGGAGAGGATGCCGGCTGAAGAATGTAATAATGGAAAATGGAAATGGGGCAAAACTGGAGAATGTAAATATGATTCTCAAGAGGAAGCCGAAAAAGATAATGAGGATTATTATGAAAATGAAGATGATATGAAAGAAACTGATAGTGATAATCAAAGAGATATAAAAATTTGGGATAAAAAATTTAATAATATAGATATGGAAAAAAGAATATACAATATAGAGACAAGAGTTGAAGAAAGAGAAGATGGAAAAGAAGTTGTGATTGGTCATGCTTCGGTTTACGATTCGAGGTCAAATAACCTCGGCGGATTCTACGAATATATAGCAAAAGGAGCTTTTACCGATGAATTAATTAATAAATCAGATGTAAGAGCGTTAATCAATCATGATCCGAATTTAGTTCTTGCAAGAAACACAAAAGGAACTTTAAAATTACAATCAGATCAAAAGGGATTAAGATATGAGTTCGAGATTCCTCAAACTTCTTATGGAAAAGATCTGGCTATCAATTTAAAAAATGGCAATATCAATCAATCAAGTTTTGCTTTCACCATTGCAGAAAATGGCGATGAATGGAGTACGGATGAAAATGGAAATGATATTAGAACAATAACAGAAATTGATCGGCTTTATGATATTTCTGCGGTTACTTATCCTGCTTATAATATGGCCGAATCTGATCTGATTGTTGCTCAAAGAGGATTAGCATGTTATAAAGAAAAAAAAGAAAGACAAAAGGAAGAAAATGATTTAGTTGCGCGTTCGTTGGCAAAACTAAAAATCGAATTAGTAAAACGAAAATAAATTTTAAAAAAAAATAATAAAATGAAATCAAGTATTGAATTAAAAGAACTGAGATCAGATATTATTTCTAAGCTAGAAGTTATCAAAGAAACTTGCCAAGCGGAAGAAAGAGATTTGACTTCAGAAGAAAATACAGAGATGGATGAGCTTTTAAAAGAGGTTGATTCATTTGATGTAAAAATTGAAAGAGCTGAAAAAGCGGAGAAAACTCTAAGACAAGCTGCTAAAGTGGCTGGGACAAAAATTGAGCCTAAGCAAGATAAAGATTTAGGTAGATTCAGCTTTCAGGATGCAATGCGTCAAGCATACACGGGGAAATTAAGTGGTATAGTTAAAGAAATGGATCAAGAAGCGAGAAGCAAAGCTCATTATACAGGTCAAACTTATAGAGGTTTAGCGATTCCTTCAACAATTTTAACAAGAGCTCAAGATTATGTTGATACAACAAATCAAAATTCTACTCAAACAATGAGCTTTACCGATCAATTAGAATCTAATCTTGTATTAGCAAGCGCAGGAGCTAATTTTTATGGCGGGGTTGAGAACATGAAATTCCCAGTCATAAGTGGAATTACCTCAGCTTGGCAGCCAGAAACTGGAGGCTCGGAAGCAGATGGAGAAGGGACAACAACAAATGTTGAATTAACTCCTCATAAAGTTATCTCTATTGTAAATATTTCAGCAGAATCATTAGCTCAAAATAGTTCTTTAGAGGCGGCTATGCAGAGAAATATGGCTGCTAGTATTGCTGCAAAATTAGAAACAGCTTTATTATCAAAAGCTGATATTTCAAATGCACCTCAATCTATATTTTTAGATGCTAACGCTGGATCAACAGCGGCAGTAAGTGCGGCAACTATAATCGGTTTAGAAACTGATGTTTTAGATGCTGGGGTTGAATTGGATGGAGCAAGAATGGCTTATCTAATGGATGTTGATGCTTATAAATTAGCTAAGACTGTAGCTGCCGTTTCTTCTGTTTCTCCTTTATGGGATAATACAGATAAGAGATTGAACGGATATTATGGTTTTGTTTCTGGTAATGTTGCTGCTGATGGAGTAGCGGGTAAAGAGCATGTATTATTTGGAGATTTCTCTAAAGTACATATTGCGCAATTTGGGGGATTAGATATTTTATTCGATCCATATACAAATGGTGGAATCGGAATCCCACGAATGGTTATAACCTCGCTTGTTGATGGGGATGCTGTTCAAAATACTACTGCTTTCTCTAACTTAATTGAGGCTTAGTATTTAGTTAATAAATTTAAAAAGGGGCTGGTTATTGCGGCCAGTCCCTTTTTTTTAAAAGACACGGGGAAATTTTAAATATAAAAAGATGATTAGAAGTTTATCAGTACATACGGCGGCAACAACGCCAGTCTTTACAACAGATCAAATGAAAACATTTCTTAAAGTTGATACTACTGCGGATGATACTTTGATCGATAATTTAGTTCAAGCGGCAACTGAATCTTGTCAAATTTATACGAATAGATATTTTATCGATACAGTTGTTATTCAATATGCGGACAATTGGAATGGCATAAGGAACTTATACAAAAGCCCTGTTGATAGTGTAGCTCACATTAAATATTATGATAATGACGATTCTTTACAAACATGGGCTTCATCAGATTATATAATAGACAATTCTTTACAGCCCGCTCGAGTGGCTTTAGCTGTTGATAAATCTTTTCCAACTATCTCAAAGAGAATAAATGCTATTGAAGTTAAATATACTGTTGGATATGGGACTGCTTCAACTGATGTTCCAGAAGGAATAAGAACTGCAATTGCTTTAACTTGTGGAAATTGGTATGCTAACAGACAAAGCGTTATAACTGGCCGAACTGCGACAGAATTACCTTTGTCA